TCAAAATATTCTTCATCTTGTTCAATACCTATAAATCTGCGGTTTAGATTTTTACAAGCAACTCCTGTAGTTCCACTACCTATAGTAAAATCCAAAATAGTTTCATCTTCATTACTATATGTTTTAATTAAGTATTCCATAAGCTTTACAGGTTTTTGAGTTGGATGTAACTTTCCTTGTGCGTTATTAAACTGCAGTATACTATTAGGCATTGACTTATTAGGAGGACATCTATGAGCATCCAATCGGTGATTACCATAACAATCAGTTGTTTTTGTTCTGCTTGTTATGGGTCTTATATTAGATATTGGTTTATCTATTAATTTAGGATTATAAGTTGGTGGTTTATTATAAAAAACTAAAACATCCTCATGTGATCTCATTGGCATACGCCAAGCATTTAGATGTCCTGTGCTTTGTGATTTCTTCCATACTAATGAATATTTAAACATCTTTATATTGCTACTTACAATTATACTTGTAAATGGCTGACTACCAAATAAAACAATAGCACCATTAGGTTTAATAATACGTTTCAATTGTTCCCACATAGGTTCTAATGGAATAATAGAATCCCACTTACACTTAGTCGTTCCGTATGGTGGATCTGTTAATATCATATCTACTGATCCATCAGGTATTTCTTTCATTCTTTCTAAACAATCACCAAGCATTAACCAATTATTTGCTTGTGTTTCTAAATCACTAACTAAATCGTCTTGCATTTTATTCCTATAAAAATTCGCCTAAATCAACACCAACAAAACCATCAGGCTTGCAAACTTTATCATCACGATCACGATGAATGCTCACAATTGCCTCTGCCTCGATTAATTCTTCTAGTTTCATATCTTCCATATTAACGCCTGAATTTTCATTAATCGTACAAACTACTGTATGTAATTCACCTGTAGTTGCTGATAGGCTATCGGCTCGAACAAACGCATGAGTAATATCATCGGCTGTATATAATTTACTATCGTTATTATCAAGAACAGCATTAATAGCTCCTTGATAATCTTTAACATCAAGTAAATAAGCATAGCCATTAACAGTAACGTCTAAATCACAAGCAGCATCAAGCATTTCAATATGATTGTTTTCTTTTACTGCTTTTACAGCTTCATCCAATTCTTCTTGAATTCGCGCTAATTGATTCAGTAATACATCTTTAAATTCAAGTGGATCATCAGATGGGTATTTCCCTGCTGCTTCATTCCACTCTTTTACTCTTTTGTATGTACTCATAATTATCCTAATTCTGATATTGATGTAAGCGTGATTTCTTTGTTTATTGTGAAGTTATAAACATCAGGGCTACCAATCATTGATATACCAACATCTACATCTGCGTTATTACATACTGATACATATTCATACATCAGCTCATTTGCATTAATACAACAATCCATTTCCACAGCCATAATTCTAGCCATTTGCATTGATTGATTTCTTGAGATTATTTTCACGTTTTTCCTTATTTATTTTGTTGTTTTTTTGACATCTTTTTAAACTATTATTTCTGTAAATATCGCGTTTGTTTTGATCGTGTAGATTAAAAGCACTACGACTAACAGAATTTAATAAATCTATTTCTAACTGAATAGTTTGTATAACTGTTGGTATGTTTAGATAACAATATTTGTATCTAGCTTTTTGTTTCATTGTTCGTTCTACTGATCCGTAAATAAAATTTATTTCTGCGTCAGAATCAGTAGAATATTGTTCGTATAACTCTTTAAAATACTTTTTAATTATTTCCATATTTTCCTTGTATTCTAAGCCAATGATTGTCCTCTCTAAGGCGTTAAAATATATTCATAAGGTGTTTGTACCTTTTAAAGATTTTAACGTCTTAGAAGTGGTTATGTTGAGCTTAGAACAGATTATTGTTCTTCTAGATGTGATTCTAGAAATGTTTTTGTTGATTCCCAATTATCCAAACAGTGCTTAATATTTTTATAATTCGCTTCAATGTATAACTTTAAATAAGTATTCGCCATGTACTCATATAAATCACCACCAACCATACTATCCATTTCTTCATCGTTTAGAAAATCAATACCCTCAACCTCACAACGCATTTGTATCGCATTGATAACATCAGGCAAAAGGTTTTGTCGTATTAATGAATTATCAGTAATTGGTTTTTCTTTACCATCTAAAAATCGTAAAATATTTAACATGGTATTAGCATCAGAATTATTATCCTGAATAAATACACACGCATCAAAAATTAATTCTTTTATTTCATTCATTCTGTTGTCCTATATTGGCTGAAATTACCGTTTTTGGTTACTTCAATTTTAGTATCAAATAAATCTCTGATCTCTTTTCTGTGAGAGACTACAAAGATATTCATTTCCATTGCATCAAATATGTGCATAACCTTATTGATACCATCTTCATCTAAAGCAGAATCTAATACTTCATCAATTAATAACAAATTTGAACTGATTGTATTTTTAGATTTTGCTAAGTCTATCCACATCAACATAATAGCAAAATTGATCCGACTCCGCTCACCATTACTAAATGATCCATAACTAAATTTATCACGATGTCTAGATTTAATAGTCTCGTTAAAGTTTTCATCTAATACGTATGAATAATTAGCACCCATTTTATCCAAATAATCATTAATACTAATATTAATATTTGGTAGGTATTGCTGAACAATTTTAGCTTTTAGTCCTGTATCTTTAAGCATTTCTATGCCTAATTTAACAGTCTCTAATTCTTCTCTTAAATTTCCACGATTAACTAATAACAAAGAGTATTCATCATTAAGAACATTTAGCTCTTGTGTATATTTTTCTAAGTTATTATTTTGTTTTGATTTAAGTTCAGAAATATCTTGTTCTAATTTGATTTGTCTTGTGGTTAGATCAGATACTTTATTGTTTAGCTCGCGCAATTGACTTGTATGTTCTAAATCTAATCGCTGGCATTCATCTTTGTATGGCTTCATTAATTCCCATACTTTTTGCTCGTACTCAGCAACTTTTTGCTCATGGCTTGCTTTATCATTAGCAGCTAATGAATTACATACTGTTTCCCAATCAGAAATAATTTTATTATTCTTGTTATTATTTGCTGAAATAATAGCATTGCATTCTAATTCCCAATCACGTTTTAATGCAGTATTAAATGATAGAGTAGTTGCCTCAATATCATAACAATCAGATCCCCACTGATCATGAATTGATTTAATATTGTTTTGTTCTTCTATTTTATATTTAACATTATCTAACTCATTATTTAACTCTTTATATGAATTTCCTGATTTTTTAATATCAGAATTTATAGTTTCAAATATAGATCTCTTAAAATCAGTAGAAATTTCTTGTTTGCAGTTATCACAACTGTTGTGAGTTTTATAAAATTCTGCTCGTTTCTTATGATAATTAGCATCATTAATTAATGATTTCATAGATTGTTCTATAGAAATTCTTTTTTCAATTAACTCACTGATTAAATTAGTATTACCCTGTGCTGGCTCCAATGGTAGTTCAGAAATCTTATATTTTGGTTCATCAGGAAGAACAACATCAGTATTAATAACTGGTTTCTCTGGCGTTTCACTACAAACGTATTCTGGCTTAGTTGGAGTTGTTGGTTTTTCGGGATATTTAATAACAACAGAATTTAATTCGTTAAGCTGTGTATTAGCAACCGTTAAATTCGTTATTAAATCTGTTAGCTCATCTTCTTTTGAGGTTAAATGATCTTTAGAAATAACACTAATAGAATCAATATTTTCTTTTTTATTTGTAATGTTTATTTCACAAATATTAATACTATTTATATTTGATTCTACTCTAGCGTTTATTTCTTTTTGTCTATCTTTAATAACACTAGACATTCTACCGATAACTTCAATATCAAGCATCTGTTCAACAACTGATCTGCGCTCAGGTGTAGTTAACTCCATGAAGTATTTAGAACCTGAACTAGACATAATTGATGTTTGAGTAAAGCTACGATAATCACAACCAAGTATTTCTTGTTCTAGGCGCTTTTGTAAATCCTTAGTAGCTGCATCTTCATCTAATAATTTACCATCTTTTTCTATAGTAAACAGTGTTGGTTTTTGACCTCTGCTTACTTTGAAACTATGAGAATTAATAGAAAATTCTACACTACATACCATGTTCTTTTTATTAACAGAATTAACTAACTGAGGTAATTTAACATCACGGATAGTTTTGTTAAACAAAGCATAAGTAATAATATCAATAATGGTTGATTTACCTGTACCATTTGTACCATAAATAATTGTCTTATCTATGCTATACAAATCAAACGCTACTGTACTAGAACCGATACTTAGAAAGTTCTGCGCTGATGCAGACTGAAATAAAATCATCTATACCACCTTATACTTGAGGTTAAATCAACTACAGAATTGCATTGTTCTAAAATATCTACAAATTCTGTAATATCTTTAACTGCACATAGATCACTATAATCTAAATTAATGTTCATATTATAAATGTAACAATCACAATCTGTTACTTGATCTACATTGTAATCGGGATCAGTGAATACCATTAAGATTAGTTTTTCTAAACTTATATGCTTTGATTTATGAACTTTTACTGTTCCATTTATATTAGTATGAATACCCATCTATAATACCCTCGCTTCTTGATGAATATTCTGTATGAGATTATTCAGATTGTTGTACTTTTCTGGATATAATTCGGAAATATAGTCAGAAATCAAATCTTCTGTGGCTTTTACTACTAAATCACCGTTAAAATTCATATTAACATCATCGGCTGATAGATCCATAAGCGGTTCAATGATTGTTAAGCTGTAAGGATTTTGTTGTTCTATAGCATGAATGAATTTATCATATTTCTTAAAGTCTGTTCTGTTATCAATACTTACTTTAACAAATTTGTTTTCTAGATTTATTTTTTCATTTAGATCGAATTCATCATTATAATAAATGCGGTGATAAAGTTTATGATCTAACTGAATAAACTCTAATTTATCATCAAATAAATGAAAACCTTTTGGCTCGTTATAATCAATCCAAGACATTTCATATGGTGTGCCTACGTACTCAATATTTGAATACTTTCCCTTGATATGAAAATGACCAGATATAACAGTTTTAAAGTTAATAAAGAATGATTGGGGTAATCCATTATTACAAATACTACCACCCATTGATACATTATTAATTTCAAAATGACCTATAACAGCATCGAATTGTTTTTTGTTATTTAATGCCTCTATGCAATCATCATAATTACTACTACAAATCCAAGGCATCATTAAAATATTCGTCCCATCAATTTTCAATTTAGATGGAATATCATAAATAAAAACATTTTCGTATGCTAATAAATGCTGTGTGATTGTGTTTGGGTTAACAGCATTTTTATAATACATATCGTGATTACCAACGATAGTATGAAAATTAATACTTAACTCTTTTAGTTTATCGAAAAACCTAGTTTTCCATGTATTTAATACATTTGTGTTGGTACTTTTTCTTACATCAAATACATCACCAGTAGCAACGATATTATTGATTTTATTATCAGTGCAATATTGTATTACTTCATCTAATACTTGTAATTGGTGATCCATCAGCATTAGGTTTCCATCGGATTCCCCTGCATGTAAATCACCTAATATAACAAAACTCATTATTTCTCCTAATAGTGAAACTCACAATCATCAGTATCATCAATTGATGTTCCTGTTAAATAGTTATTATTTTGTGCTTCTTGGTTGGCTACTTGTAACAGATCAGGATTAATATAAGAGTCGATCCACGTTAACGGATTTTCTGTAACTTTCTTAAAATTAAACTCAATTTCTAATTGGTTATAAATAGGCAAAGCTAAATATTTTGTATAGTCAGATAATAAGTTTGGATTAAAACCAATAATATCACCTGTGTTATTAAACAGTTCACTAGCCCAATGTTCTTCTGCTTTAATGGTTGAGTCTAATATTTCTTTAACTTCATGTTTAACTTCATGCCATTCTTCCCACTCATTTTTAATAATATTTAGCAAAATTATATTATTTTTAGTGTGCATAACTTCATCGTTAAAAATTAAGCCAACTTCTTTGCCAATACCATTAAGTTTCTGAGTTGCTTCACAAACAGCAAATGTTGAGGCAAACGAAGATAAAAACATGATCCCCTCTAATGCTAACAATGATGTAATTGTTTTAATGGTTGTTTTGCGTTTTTCTGATAGTTGAACTATTCCACCTGATCTGATTTTATTTAGCATTTGATTATGCAAACCAAAACTTTCTAAAATAAATCCTAATCGAGAAATCATTACTTCATCGTTTCTAATACGTTCAAGCAACTCATTAGGGTCTTTAAATACAGTAGCGATAATATTACCGTATGATTTAGCGTGTGTAGCCTCTGTCAAATTCCAATAAGCAATAAGACTTTCGAGTTGTGGATTTGTACAAATAGGTAAGAACAATTCAGCAATTGATCCTGATGCGAAACTATCAGCAGCCATTTGAAAACTTAACGCTTTGATAAATATTTCTCTGATATTTTCATCAATACTTAATAAGTCTTTAGAGTCCTGAACCATTGATATTTCTTTTGCTTTCCAAAACAATGATTGTTGTTCATCGTCAGCCGTTTCTATTTGTGGGTATTTTACGTTAAACGAATCAAATAACCCATGCGGCTCGCCAAAGAATATTTGAAAATCTGTATCTTCATTTTTAATATTAAACTCTAAACTCATTTTATTTCCTTTAATTTTTTTATAACTGATTTAATTTCTTTTTCTGATAAAACATACATCAATTCATCTACATGTTTTAGTGGATAGTATTCTAGTAGTTTATCTTTCTGTTTATCTTTAGTTTTTTTAGACCAAGAAGAATAACTGTACGTTTTTGGTAAAGCGTTAAGATAGAATAAATAAACAGCAATTTTTGGCAGCCTTAATTTATTCATCATATTAGCATAACCAACAGTTTTACTACTTTGCTGCAAAGCTTTGTTAACCATAAAAGCATCAAATGATTTTAACTCAGGATCAGAATATCTTATATCCTTACCCTGATTTAATGCTTTTATACAGTCAAACAACCCTACCTTTTTTACTTTTTCTTCTGGCTTATCCTCAATTATATTCTTCTGCCATAGATCAACTTGCATTAGACACTTTCCATATATTTAGTCAATGCAGATAAAATATTCAATTCTTGATTAGGAACAGACCCATGCACAGCAGCAGCATCACCCAAACATATTACAAATGCTGGTAAATTTTCTCGCTGTATATAAGATTCCATATTGTTAAACAATGAGTTAAACAATGAATCAACAATATTATTCGTTAGCCAATCCTTAACTGCACTAAAATCTTTATTATTAATACAAGAAAATAACTCACCTAAACTATCAGTGCTATCTAACACATTCATATCAATACTATTATTCAATCTAGAATACCGCTGAACTTCATTTAGAATTCGTCTTTGATCTGGATAGTAAGTTTTAAGCAACCCTGTTAATGCGTTAACATCGTATTGAATTTGTTCTTGTTTTAATATTTTAATCAATCTAGAACCAAACAATTTAGCTATTTCATTTTTCTGTTTGAATTTAAAACTGATATAAGAACATCTTGATTGTAAAGCATTGATTATTTTATCAGGATAATTACACGTTAAAATAAATCTAACATTGGTAAATAACTCCATAAAATTTCTTAATGATTGTTGAATTAGTGTTGATAATCCATCGGCTTCATCAATAAAAACAACCTTTAATTTCGATCCATCTAAGGAAACAGTCGAAACAAAATCATTAATATAATCACGAAGCATTTCAATATTAAGTGAACCATCAGATCCATTAAATGTTAAGTATTCACAATCCAACTCTTTGCATAAAATTTTAGCGATAGTTGTTTTTCCTGTACCCGCGCTCCCTGCTAATAACAAATTAGTTAAGTTGTTATCTTTGATTATGTTTATAAATTGAGTTTTGATTTCTTGAGGTAAAATACAATCTTCTATTTTTGTTGGTCTGTATTTCTCAGTAAATAGAATATTTAGTTGTTCATCTTTAGTATTCAATATTATCCCCTGTATGTAATAATTAACTCTTTAGCATTAGCTCGGTTATTGGTACTTGATATTGATCTGTATGCTAATATTTCTTCTATTTCATCAGCATCAGCATACAACTCTCTGATCATGATTGTATTAGCATTACTAACAACAACCTTAATTCCTCGTTTAGCGGCTTTAATACACTCACTATGAAGTTTTATATGTTCTTTGATGCCAAAGTTACCCTGATGATATTTAACATCACTTAGTGTTTCTGAGGTACTTGGATAGGGTGGATCAACATAAATAACATCACCAACTTTTGCAGCTTTAAACGCTTTGGTAAAGTCACCACAAACAAAATCTGAACTGTTAAATTTTTTACTGAATTGAATTAATTCATCTACGTTTTGTTTAATGTTTCCTGAACCCATTGGCGTGTTATAACCACCTGATTTATTTTCTCGATATAACCCATTAAACCCTGTTCTGTTGAGATAAATAAACATAGCAGCAAGTTTATAAATATCTGTTTGTGGAGTATTAAATTCTGCTCTAATTTTATAATAATCATCACGACCACAATTTAATAATACTCTTAATTCCAGAAGAACTTTATCAACATTTTTACAAATAGCTTGATGTGTTTTAATTAACCTTTCGTTAATATCATAACAAATGTATTCTTTAGCATCAGCATTGATAGCTACTGTGGCTGATCCGACAAATGGCTCTATTAATCTTCCGCTAACTTTACCTATTTTTTCTACTACGTTATCTATAATTCTTGATTTGCTTCCTACCCATCTTAGATAGCTTTTCATACTAACCTTATCCCTAATAATATAAACAATACTGTTGTGCCTACTCCGCTAGCAACAATAGCTTTAGACTCGTTATATGAGTAACCATCAGATAATAATAAATTAATACCATGATCAATCATAAACAAACAACCAAATAAATAAGCTTTAATTTTCATTTTGCTCACCTGATAAAAACATACCATTTGTATATATTTGGTATAGATCCGTTTTCCTACCATTAGTATAAATATCAAATATTATACTTTGATTTTTAAAACACCAAATTAAAGAGTTGAATATTTTGTGGTTATCTTGAGCATATTCTAGCGACCAATTATCACTTGTTGGGTTTTGTTTAAATGCTGTTATTGCTGTTGTTATGTAAACATAACTCGTATGTATAAATATAAATAAGTAAATAATAATACCAACCAAAATTATACTAATTATTGTTGATAACACTAATAACCCTATAAATTGTTCTACTTCTATCATATATGATGCCTAAATTTTTATTTGTTATTGATGCGGATTCTTTCCAAATGCCATTCGAATAATACATGGCATAGAAATTCCCTAATTTATAATAGGTATTTCCTATTTTATGTGTTGCTCCAAATGGCATATACCCTACTTAATATCAATAATACTCATAGAGTTTGTGTATATGTTTAATCTTTCATTAGGCATTAAAATCGGCACTAATTCATTATTAACAACTTCACATTTTCGTTTAGATGGATAACCATTAACATCAATGATCATATAAACACCATTTTCGTGTATTTCTGTTTCATTCATAATATTTCCTAAAGTGAACAGCTTTCGCATGTTTCTTCTTTTTCTTGTATGCCTCGACCTGTTTTACTGTTTTGATAATACAAAGTTTTTAATCCCATTTTATTAGCATAGAGAAAGTTGTTGATACTTTCAGATAAAGGAATTTTTGATTGTTTTGTATAGTCAACATAAGTGTCGGCAGAGATTGATTGGTCTGTGAATTTTTGAACGCAAGCATAAGCATTGATTAAATCTTTATTGGGTAAATCCCAAGCAGATTCATATACTAATTGATCGCATTCAGGGGCAAAAATTTGTATTTTTCCTGATCGTGAGTCTTTATAAATTAAATATGAACGAATAGGATAGATCGAATTTGTGGCGCATGATACAACTGAGCTACTTTCACATGGCATGTGAGCGCATAGTGTACTAAAACGAACTCCGTATTCTAAAACTTCTTCTCGTATAAGTTCCCAATTATAATTATAAATACTCCACAATTTATCAACATTTTTATTATATGTATCAATCGGTAGCCAACCATATTTCCATTTAGTTTCATCAATGAGTGGGAACGATCCTCGCTCTTTGGCTAATCTAATAGATGCCTTTAATAAAAAGTAATAATGGCGCTCTGCTATTGAATGGATAAAATCAACATCAGTATAAGACTTATTATTCTTAGCCAAGCAATAAGCTAGGTTAGTAATACCTACACCAATAGAACGATACTGATCCGCACTTGACTTGAACTGCTCGAATGGATAATCCATTTTTTGCATTAAGTTATCAATTGCCTTTACAGTGATATAAGTTGTATCTTCATAATCTTGATCATCTTCAATTCGAGCAACATCAGTAGCAGATAAAAAGCACTGAGCGGTTAATCCGTTTTCATTTGATTTATATGATTCAAAGAGTTCCGTAATATGATTATAATCATCTGTAGGTAATGCAACTTCTTGACAAAGGTTACTTAATCTGACTGTTTTCTCAAATGGTGTATGATCATTCACATTATCAACATTGAACATGTAAACCCTACCAGTTTCAGCTCTAGCGTTTAAGTACATAACCAACAAATCAAAAGCGTTAACAATTTCGCCTTGGTTTTCTTTAATGGCTTGATCCATAAGAAATGAGAAATCGTTTCTTTTATGATAAAAACTATTATGCAATTCTTTATTGATGCGTTTACTAACTAAGCACCATTTTTCTTTACGTGCTGCTCTGCGTAGGAAATCATTATTTAAACATAAAGAATAATCAAGCATATCAATACGCTTTTCTTCTACTGTTCGTGGAAGTTTAAGTTTTAATAATGTTTCAATTTCTGGATCTAAAATATTGAATGTTATTGTTGCTGATCCACCTCTTGAATTTCCACAAACGACACTCATACCATTACGTCTAACCATAAGTTTATTAGTTGGAACTTCTGCACAATAAACTTTACCACTATATTGAATTGTTTCTTTTTTGCATCCTCGACCAGAAACAAATCTTCTATTCATAGCATACCCAAGATTATAAAGATCACTCCATTTAGGATTACTAAACTCTGTCTTAGAGATAGAGTGGGTGATCCCACTAACAGACGCAATAGCAGATACCTTATTTATAGCAGTTTTGTTAGTATTAGAAAAACTATAAGACTCACAATTACTATCTTGTTTAGATCCATCCCAATTTCTCAGTTCATCCATGAATCCTCTACCCCAATTTGATGATATTTTTGTTATATCAACCCAATCAAAATCTTTATCAAATAATGGGCGTAAATCATAGCCAGTTTGTATAATTATATTTGTAGATCCATTTTTTTCATTATTCACAGAGAATTCAAAATTATTCAATTTTGCTAAATTGATTAACTTATCTATCTTGTGTTGTTTACTTATGTGGAAATGTATTCCTTTTTTTGATCTATAGTTTGCATAGCTATCAGCTTGAAATGCAATTCTAAGCCTATCAAACGCTGATATTTCATCAAGCTCTCCATTACCTATACTAGCTCGCTCAAATATAGTGCATCGTTTAGGTGTAAAATCATTAGCTAAACACTCACTAAATTTATCTTCAATAATATAAGAACCTTCAATTCTTGTATATCCAAGTGGAGTATCATTAGTTTTATCATGTTTATTATATCGGTAACACATTGTGTGATTTGGAGTAACTAACAAATCAACAACTTTACGATTTTTTCCATTATCAGTAAATTTAATCATATCACCAGAATAATCATACTCAAAAATATTGATAGGTTTAACAAAATCTAATTTCCCCCCATCATGCACTTGCGCTAACAAATCATCCTTTTTAATATCAGAAAATAATACATATCCTCTATTTGTTAATACTTCTGTTTGATCATCATAACAGTTCTGGGAGACCGACTTAACAATTTTATCCATTACCTTATAATGTGGAAGTTTTCCACCAGCTTTAGCATAACCTTGTCTAACATCATCTTTAGGACTTCTTACATTGTATTCTGCGCCCATACCAGCACTTGAAGCTGTACCCATAAAAGCGATATGTTCTGTGGTCGCTATACCCTGTAACGAATCCCCTGCTGTTGTGATAATACAACTAACACCAACATTTGATTTTGTTCGTTGACCTGTCATAACAGGAGTAGGAATATTGATTTTCTGATCAGATGCTTTCTTATAATACATAACAACATCATCCAAAGGATCACTGTCAAACAATGACATAGCAATACCCATGTACATGTATTGAGGTAATTCTAATAATACCCCTGATGTATCTTTAATCATATATTTATCAAGCATTTGTCTTAGTGCTGGATAACCATAACCTAAATCTTTATCCTGATTAATGAATGATCCCAAGTAATCCAAATCAATATCATCGTATCCCATGTCTCGCCAATAACCAGTTTCTACCATTGTATGATAAAAATCGGTAAAGTTGTTACTCGCTAAGCTTGATCTGCGGATCTCACCTAATAATAATCGACCAGCAACTTTATTATATTTTGGCTGTTTTTTATCTAAGAATGATTGGATTAATGATTTTTGAATTTGATCTGTAGTTACATCACCAACGGGTAATTTGTGCATAGCTGTCATAACAATACTTGACCAGTCAGTAACATTGCTATCCGCTATAGCCCATTCAGCCATGTTGTTAATACATGATGCTTTAAATGGCACAACATCACCGTTTCGCTTTGTTGCCATTCGACCAATAGTAAATGTTTTTGCTGCTGATGAATCTCCGATATGTTCATTGTTATAAAACAACTGAGGTACACTTTTAAGTCCTAAACTATTCAGTAATTGTCTAGAACTTTCATTTTTTTCTACATCTATAAATTCAAAATTTATGCCTCTATTGTTGAGGTCTTTTTTTGCTTGTTCGCAATACTGACATACTGGCTCAGTTCTTCCGATTATTGTTATCATTCTGTTCCTATTCTTATTTTTGATAATTCAAAATACTCTTTATCCAATTCAATACCGATAAATTTACGGGTTAGATTTTTACAAGCAATACCAGTAGTTCCACTACCCATAAATGGATCAAGAATAATATCATTTTCTAGTGTTGTTAATTTTATAAAAAATTCTGGTATGTATATTGGATATACCGCTGGATGGTTTATGTTTATGTTTGATGTACTTCCAGTTATTACATTAGATGGTCTAACCATATCTGTTGATATTCGTTTAGACATATTCATATTACTGTTATTATTTGTATTATGAGCAGCTTTATTTTTTCTATTCTTTTCTGTTTTTAACCATTTTGAGGTTGACTTGACTAATACATTATTAGGATAGAATTTATAATTTTTAGATTTTGTAAAATGTAATATTCTCTCATATCCATCCTTTAATCTCTTTTTACTACCACTTGGAAATGGATTTGTTTTATTCCATATATATTCATCAATAAAATACAGTCCTAATTCTTCTACGATATGTATTATCAATTTATAAACATACAAACTTCGTTGACCATCAACACAGCATTCCTTTATGTTAATGAATATACTACCACTAGGTTTAATTTTATCTTTAATTATTAATATTATTGGTGATATAAAATCTATATAATCCAAGTCATTAGAGCCATTATAATCTCTTTTATTTGCGTATGGTGGTGATGTTATAATTGTATCAACGGAGTTATCTTTAACACTTGGTAATACATCTAAACAGTCACCAAGTGTTAAATTAAGCATTATTCAAATCTACCAATTCTAATAATTTATCTAGTGATATTTCTTCTACGCATTCATTAGATAATAACTTACTGATTGTCTCGCACACTTCACCATTTTCTTCTGTGTTAATTAAGTATTCCTTTCCTGATCTTGTAGTAAATGTAATAAATTCATCTTCTTCAACATACTTAACAATATTTGAGCAAAGCCTCCAATTCCATGTGCCTTGCCCAATCATGCAAAACATTCTTAAATCATACCTATCATCTAATTCAACTTCCACGAATCTATAAGCCAAGCATCTATACATCATCGACTTCCTCAAAATCAACGCTTTCGCTATAATACCCATTAGACACACCAATCCAGCGCATAAACAACTCACCTTTGTTTGTTTCTATCTTATAGAAAGTCCACGTTTTGCTGTCACAATCACCATAATCAGAATCAACATCTTCACTATTAGATACAACATCAACACTAACTACCAATCCAGTTTCAAAATCCAACTCAAAATCTTCTAGATCGACACACTCACAACAATCTTGTTCGTGGTAAAATTTATAATGCTTGTTGTCCTCAGTATAAATATGAACTTCTTCACTACCTTTCACTAAACCTGTTACTGATGTAATTGTTTTACCAACCAAAACTTTAGGGTTTCTATATAAGTCACTCATTGTTAATCTCCTGTTAATGCGCTTAAATCAAATTCTTGTGATGTTATTTCTTCTGTTTCTTCTGATGAAGATAATTCATCATCAATATCATACAACCGCATATATTTTCTATCTAATCCAAGCATAAAGTTAGTATTGTATGACTTATCACCGTACCGACTTTTTACTTGACCTATTTTAACTTGATTCTGTTCAATCATTGTTTCTGTAGCAACAAGAGTCATAACAAAATCGGCTGTTGCTGCAAGACCAATACTTTCAGCAATATCTTCTAAATTTATGTGAGTGTTACTTTGAGCATCTTTATTAACTTGCGATGCACTTAGTATTGGAAAACTGAACTCTATAGCCAAGGCGCGTAATTCTTCTGCAATAGCTTTAACTTCACTATATGAATTCATATTTCTATTGGTACTCGAACAACCACAAATGTTTAAATAATCAATCACTACTAAATCAAAATCATACCTGAGTTTATTTTTACATTCTATAAGTAAGTTTCTGAAATGATTAACATTTGCTGCTTTGGTTGGGTACTGCTTAAATATAATATCTCCACCTTTAACATTGATCTCATTGATGTAATTTTTCTGAGCTATCATGTATTCAGCTTTAGACATTTTTCTGATGTTACCAATAGGAACATCCATTAAATTTGATTCTATTCTTTCTATTAATTTTATCTCTGCCATTTCTAATGAAATAACTAAAACCTTACCGCCTCGACTAGCACACTTAGCCGCAATATCACCCATAAATAAACTCTTACCAGCATTAATACCAGCAAGCACTAAATTTAGAGTTCCATCTTCCATACCACCATAAGTAACTTTATCTAGCCACTTTAAACCAAAAGGAATTTTGACGTGCTTTTTGGTATATAAATCATAACGAGCGCTAGCATCATTAATTAATGACATACCAACATTATTATCGAAAGTGAATGCAGCAGCCTCTTGGAATTGTTTACTGAATTCAGTTACATCAACATTACCATGCTCGTATTCTTCAAATGTTTTCATAAATACTAATGATGTTCTTTGTCGCTTAATGAAGCGCTCAGTTTGATCTATTAGCCATTTTTGATTTTCGATTATAATCCCTGTGCCTAGGATCTCATTAATAATTGTTTTACTTAAATTATGAACATTATTATTGGATCTCATATCAGCAACGAGTTCTTTTACTGATGGGATGGTTGAGTATTGTGTATATAATTTAATGATTGTTTGGGCTATTAATTTTTCTGTTTCGTTAACAAAAAAATCAATACTGAGTTCAGGAATTACTTTATTTGCGTAGGTTTCGTTTTTTAAAATATTAGATAAAATTATTTGTGACAGATCAACGTCTGCAACATTCTGCATTTATTATCCTTAGAGCAAGCGTACACCACCTCTAAGGCGTTAAAATCTTTAAAAGGTACAAACACCTTATGAATATATTTTAACGCCTTAGAATGGCTACCACAAGCTTATCGCTTATTGTAACATGTATTTATTACTAACGTATTCAGTGAAAATTTTATTCTTCAATAAAGCATCAAAAAACTCTTGTGTTTTGATCTCTTTAGATCGAACCTTTTTATCAGAGACAACACCATCTTCAACAGTTTGATACCACGCACCACTTTGAATAACTAATCCGCATTCAACAGCCAAATCAAACAATCCTGAGTTTTTATTGATACCATCAGCATAAGTAACATCAATGGGGAATTTACTGCCCTCTTTGATTGATCTAGATTTATCAGCAGTTATTGTAAATTTATAACCTTTTAAATCTTTACCATCTTTATCTTGAGCGCGAGAAATAAACCAAACATCATCAGAACTCAAATAAGGTTTCTTTCCACCACCTGTGACTTTCTTTGAATACATTTCAAGGGTTTCATAATGCGAATTAATCAACACCATTGGAATACCTTTCATTGAAAGTGGAGAAGTAACAACACGAAAGAATGAAGCCATCGACTTAGCTCTTGTCATATCAGTAACATTTTTACCCTCTACTGAATCTTCTGCTTCTTTTTTTGATGCCAATCCACCAATAGAATCAATAATAATAATAACATTTTCATGTTTAATTCTATTGAGTTGATTTGCTATATCATTCTTCATTTGCTCTATTGTAGTAACAGGCAAATGTAAAACTTGATCTAATTTTACTCCTTGTCTCTCATAGTATTCCATTGGACTAAATTCAGAATCATATAAAAGAGTAATTGATTTCTTTTTATATTTTTGCTGGTGAGCTTTAACCATCTGAACTAAAAATCCTGTTTTGAAAGTTTTACTCTCTCCACAAATCATCGTAATACCTGAGCTTAAACCACCATCCAATGATCCACTTAATGCAACATTGAGTAGTGGAATATCCGTTGGTACATCTTCATGGTTAAAAAACTCAGATTTATTTAATAGTTCAGCGCCATCAATATTACTATTTTTTTTAAAATCTCTTATATCTAGCATTTTTATCCTAATTAAATAAGTCTTGATTTTTCATTTTAATAATTTCATCAGGCGTAACACCCAATTTGATTAGTTCAGCTACATTGATTGACTGATCAAATGATTTAACTCCCATCAATGTACCAACAAGCATATTGGAAGCATCCGTAATTATTCCTGTAGTTTCATCATATTCTAATAATACTTTCATGTTATCCCTTAATATCTTTAATCATACTTATTAATTTTTGAATTTGATATGCTGTGTAATTATCATTATTAATCTTTGTACTTAACTCACACATTAAATCATTTAGCTCTTTTTTATCGTTATTGTTATACATTTTTACATCACATGCAGTCGCAATATAACTCCCACTGATTTCATTTTCGATCCATACTCGATCACCATGTTGAGCAAGAACTTTAAATTCTTTGTTGTAAAAATCAACATAAGCGCCAATAACAATTGAATTAGATTTTAATAACCACTCATGTATCGTTAATTCATTTTCTTTGTTGCATTCTTCATATAATTTATCATCTGTGAAAATATCACCATATTCGCTGATCATTAGATATGGTTCGTCTTTACAGTAAACAACATCATCATTATTACATATTGTAAATTGTTGTTTAGCAATTTCTACCATTGCAAAAAATTCTTCTTTTGTTGCATTGCTAACATTTACCCAATTACCAATTTTTAAATTTTCCATTTTTATTCCTTATTAAGATAAAGACTTCTACGCAAAGAAGAAGTCTGATTTCATTACCGATTTTGCTTCTAATGTTCCAAGAGTTACGTATTCATCAGGTCTAGGTAAATCGTTACTACCTAGTTGATTACACCAATTCTCGTACCAGTACCGCATCCAATCCCGATCATATTGTTCAACCCAAGATTCTTTTGTACATTTTAATCCTAGCTCTGCATCATCAGGACGAAAACCAAAACTATCATGTACTACCGCGAATTCATCTATACCAAACCGATTACACCTATTAACAGTTTTCATTAAATGGCTAGTATCACAGCTATGTATAACATTTGGTGAACTACTAGATTCCATTTTTGACTTACTTATTTTTGTTGTTGGCGTTCTTAGTTGGTACTGAACTCGTTGATTATTTATTTTTAATTCTATTCGTTTAGACGTTGTAACAAATGGTGATTGAGTGCATTGCATTCCTATAGGTGAAGTCCAAATCATTGGCTTATTAGCTTTCGCTAAAATGCCAGCGCATTGTTGAACCCATTCCATGAAACGCATTGGACCAACCATACAGTTGTTCATTGCTTCCCATATTTGTTCACCCATCCAATTTCCACTAATAAAGAAATCTTCAAAATGATCAATCATGCCGTGATCGTTTATGTAATCTTTGATCCCATCTTTAACTCCGTATAATTTAGCGCCATAGTTTCGTGTCATGGTTGGAGTTTTTGTTAAGTTTCTATCCAACAGCATAGACGTTAACCATTCATCAGCTAATGTTCCTGTGCCTGTAATATTTCTAACAACACAATCACAAATGTATTGATAAATATCGCCTCGTTGTTCAGTTCGAATTAAACCAACATGAGGTGCTACCTTTTCATCCCTTGTGATTGCCGCCAAATGCTGCGCCCCATTACATAAACCATCGAGCTGTATATGTGTATGGATTGGCTCACCATTCAAATGCTTAACGTATTCAATACAAGCAGCTAAGCCTTGCATTGGTTTATCCCATGAATGCCAAGCTTTACAACCAATCGGATCACGAACAATCTCTTTGATCAAGTCTTGGTTATTAATAGTCCAAGCGTATCTATCATCTAGCTGTAGTTTGTCATGCCCTGCTAAGTTAGCCAAGTTGATGTTTAACCATCGTACACCACTATCAGTTTCGACAAATCTAGCTGTATTGAACTGTATAAGACTCTTTTGTAAATCGCTACCTTGAGTATTAAGACCTGTCATGCACTTGTTATATATTCTACCGCGATAATCTAAATCATGCGGAAAATATAACTTGCTGTGCTTGAATTTCTTAGCCTGTTTTAAAGCATATACTCTTGTTAAATCTACACTTCCTTTAGCCTCTCTCGCTTTAATAAGGCGCTTGGTTTCCTGTGACCAAACTTGGTGAATTTTCTTTTGCTTTTCATTCATATCCTTATACAGCACATCAAACGGTTTAACATTTGGTTGTGGTGGTTCAACAGGAAAAACCTTTTTGAGTGTCATTGGTTTTGTTTTTACCAATTCTTCCAGTATTGGTAATATATCACTAACACCCCACTCAGTTGATTGTATAAGGTTAACAGAATGAGAAACATCATTATTGATATAAGGATCACAATTGATCCCTTTATGTTTAATGATATTAGTTTTAAGTGCATCTGAGTAGAATCCACCATCTTTACCCTTTGAAGTCCAATCCATAGGCTTGTATATCATCGGGCACATAACAACAGTAATGTCAGCTATAGCATCAATTTTATCACGAATAAAGTCTAAGTATTCCTGTGTTGGGAATATAATATATTCTTTATTTTTAGCATTAAAATCAATGAAGTCTAACTTATGTTCAATCAGGTTAGGAAACGTATTACTGAACATTTCAATTAAATAAACACCGCATCTAAATACTTGTGAGTCTGACATTTTTAATTGTAAGTTCTGATTAATTACACTCCCTATTTCACTTGCAAATGCAACCATCTTTTTAGGTTTATATCGAACAGAATTAAATAATGTTCTGATAGTTATGAATGAAATATGATCACAAGAAATGATCACTTCATTAAACAATTTACGCTTTGATAATACAACAAGCGGATGTTCTTTACCCCTGAGATAGCGGTCTTTTAAGCCCTTTAAGCTTTGTTCTATTAAATCTGAAAACGGTTTTATAATCTCCTTAGCAATGACTTGTACGTGTGTTGATTCAAACTCTTTATTTTCATCAATCGAGTTAAGGATTTTTTCTGTTCCTAACGATTGCATTGATTCTTCTAGCATTAATTGTTCTTGTAATGACATATTATCTCCTTATGCTGCGACATATAATAACATATACCCTGTTTTACTTCAACAACTTACTAATAACCTGACTGAATGGTTAATAAATAAACAACTATTAAATGTTGTGTTATATGAATAATGTACTAATATTAAAGTTGTACTTAAGATGTAAGATTAAAAATTGTATTAAAAATTGTATTGTTTTGCTTATAGCGAGTAGATCAAAATATGCCCTCAGAGTTCGTGTATCGAATCCTAAGACGGTTATATATTTTAAGGTATACTTGCTTAGATAATTTTTAAAAACGCTGTAATTGATTGTTTGGTGCTTAGACCCCCCCCCCCCCCCC